TGACCATCATCTGTATCAAACCATATGTCATTTGGTTGTATAGCTGAGCCATCTTCTCTTACGGTAGGGGCATTACTACTTCTTATAACCCTAGCAGGCACTGCAGCTTCAGTGGTTATGAGGCCTGTAATTATTGAATAGCCTGGAAGCTGTTGAAGCGTTTCAGACAGCTGTATCATAACAGCACCTATATCTTCTATTGTATTTGCTTTAGTACCATTAGTTTGGTTAAAGGGTCCTCTTATATTGCTTGTGCTTACAAATCTAACCCAATAAAAATATGTTTGGTCGTAGCCTACAGGATCAGTAATAATAAAAGAAGCAGTAGTTGTTATAAGAGTTGCAGTGCCTACTTCATCATCTCTTGAACGCCACACCTCTGTAAAAGCGTGGTTACTATATTGAGCAGGGTTCCAATTAACTATTATTTCTGTAAAAGCACCAGAGGCCTCTAAGCCAGTAGGAGCAGGAGGTATGGTTAAATCCCCAACGGTGTCATCATTGGGTATAAAGTCTATTAAACCCCCTGGATCAAAAGGTCTGTTTCTAAGTTGTTTGGCTAAGCCACTATCTATTAGTTCTCTAAGAGTTATAGCTCTATCTAAAGGGTCCCCACGCCTACCAAGTCTTACTTCTTGTGCTTCTTTCATAGAATCAAGAGTGTCTCGTAACTCTCTATCTATGGTTGTAGGTATATTTTTTAAGGCAGGGATTTTGGTGCTCATTAGATAGCCCTTAATTCATCTATTGATTCCCCTACACAAATTTCATTAACAATAGTAGCTCCTTCAACTTCTACTGCAAAAGTTTTATGGACACTAGCTGGTAAACGAACAACAGGTTCTGTTATAGAGGTAGAACTAAAACTAGGTGTAGTTCCCGTTACGGTAAAAGCACTACCAGAAGTAGCTATAACACTATTATATATAATACTACCATCTCCATATACTTTTACTCTAACGGGGTAGGTTTCTGCATCTACTTTTGCAAACCCCATACTAGTTGGTTTAGGCATAACATATTCTTTAGATTTCCAATTGTAAGTTAAACTGGTGTTACTACCTTGGAACTTTTTAATCGTGTTGCTTATAATTAAATATAACTGACTATCGTCTGGGTCTGTATGTCCGCCCCGTATTAGGCCACTTGCATCTAAATCTACAAAGCTAGTGCCATCAGACACTCTTGGGTCAAAAATAAAACCACCGTAACCACTACCTGTAGAATAAAAACCTATGTACCTTTCTTCCCACATAAAACCTGTAATAGTCGCAGGATAATAACTAGCTTGCCATTGGCTAGGGGTTATTATAGCTTCAGTCATATTACGTACACTTGTGCCTTCAGCTGCAATCAAGCCATCCGGGCTAGCGTATATAACATATGGGCCCATATCTACCAAAGACCTTTTGTTTAAATTAGCGTGTGAGCTTTCTATACGTATAGCAGTCATAGAAGAAGGATCTGAGCCAGTTACTAGATAAGGCACACTTTTTGTAGTAACTAAAATACCATTAGATACAACTTTCATACCTACTATTTCTTCTTCTAGTGTAATTCTATAGTTTGCTGGCCAAGCATGGGGTAAGAAAGCCTCAGAAAAACATATACGTTTACCTGTAAAACCTGCAAAAACACCCCCTGGTAACGCACACAGCCCTTTCATAGGCCCATCAGGATATAAAGCAGTATCATCATCTGGTGGTGCAATCCACGTAGTAGAAGGTATAACCTCAGCTAGTTCATTATTATTTGACGTATCTGCATAGGTAGTTGTAGCAAGTGTTACCTCTGCAACAAACTGAAATGCGGTGGTATTTGAGCCTGTGTTAGATCTGTATATACGTTTTTTAGATAAGTTAGTATTGGATTTTGCACTACTAGTTTCTAAGTTACTTAAGTTTACAGTCTGATTATCATCTGTTGTTACTACAGTAGAAGCAGCAGAAGGTGGTCCTTCTTCTCCATATGCTGTTACAAATGTATAAACATAAGATGTTTCAAAGTCTATATTAGCATCTGATGGTCCACCAAAAGAAGCACCATTTGTTACAGAGCCTGAAGCCCCGTTGCCAGTAGCAGAACCACTTGTTTCTACTGTAAGAGTTGTACCAGAGGGGGTAGATACTATTTTAAAATCGCCATTTATCTCATCGGCCGTAAGGCCATTTGTATCACTAAAACCTGCAAGCGTAACAAACTGATCTGCGGCACTATTATGAGCACTTGCAGTAGTTACCGTTATAGTACCAGAGCCACTTGCAGTGGTTACCGTTGCATTTATTTGAGTTGGAGAGGCCACAGCCACGGTTGGAGCAGCTGTAGGTGCGGGTACGCCTAGCCTATAAAAAGCATTAGGGTAAGGTGCACTACCTAAAATAATATCACTTCTACCCATTCTAGGAAAAGATTGACCAGACCAATAGATCGTGTCGTTTGTGTCCCCGGCTATTGGCCCACGTACGACGTCTACATCTTCATCAAACTGTAGCCAACGTTCTGGGCTATCTGTGTACTTAAAAATAGATTGTTTTGTAGTATTAGCAAGAGTCGAAACTCCGTTAGAAGGGTCTGTTGTAGAATTATCCGTTACAGGAACTAAACGCCCACTTTCTAAATTTACATCGGTTGCAGTTTGCGCAAGGCTATCTGCTAAAAGCCTAGGAGAAATCCTTGGGGCTTTGCCTCCAAATGTATTAAGTTTAAAATACGCCATATACTCATTTTCCAGTGTTAAGAACAGATTCCTGTAGTTCTAAGCTCCTTCTTCCTACTTGTTTAAACCACTTACTGTCTTGCATCTCAACGGCCATTATCTTCCATTGATGTTCTCTACAAGCCTTTAACATGTTTTTAAACTTAGAAAACCTAGTGCCTCCTAAATTAAAACACATATTTACTAACACATGTTGAATATTTTCGGGCAAGTCGTAGAACTCTTCCTCTGTACCATACACGTGAATTGCTTCATCAAGATGTTTCTTAAAGTCATCTTCGTAGTACATATCTACTACTTCTTGTGGCACTTTAGTTCCTACACACCAATCATATTCTGGGTCTCCTGGTTGACATAAATGCCCTATACCAAGAGTTTTGTAGCCTAGACTATCCTCATATATCTCTAAAACTTCGCCCTCATGACGTTTTATTTCAGCTTTACATTTTTCAATGTCCATACCTACTCCTTCTTTTCTGTTTCTATTTTAACCTTGGGCTTTATCTTGTCCTCTTTTAAAATAGTTTTTAGATCCCCGCTCAACGCAGATATACCTGCTTGTGCTAACTTAACATCTATAGCTAGGTTGTTAAGATTTTGTTGACCTTTAAATAAAACATTAAAAGATTCTATTGCTCTAGGCGTTAGATCTGTTATGTCGTACTCTTCGCCATCAAAATTAATGGTTTTTATTTCGTTATTATCTGCCATATAAATACTCCTTATTTAGTTAAATGGTTTGTTTAGTATATCTTTAAGAGAAAAGCCTGTCTACGCCACTCATACCTATGATAAGTATGTAAAGGCCCATGATGTACTTAGTGTACTTTGAATCCATAGCATCAAACTTAGCGTCGCCTTTGTCTAGACGTTTCTCTATGTTGTCAACTTGTGCTTCTACTTTTGCTAATGATTCTTTAGTTGTTGCCATTATAGTCCTGCTGCTTCATTTGCTGCTTTCTTAGCGTTCTTAATATCTGTTGTCCAAACTGCATTACAAATAGCTTGAACCTCTGTAGACTCACCTGATATATCTGTATCGGTATGAGTCCAAGAACTGCCATCATAAGATGAGCTTACACATTCTAATACGTGTCTATGAAAAGACCTTGATAGCTCTTCGTAGCCTTTGGCATCTGTGCCTTCTTTGATGACTGTAGCTGTTCTAACTTGTATAGTTTTGTAGTCTCCTACAACTTCTATTTTATCTTCTATTATTGTTTTTGTTATTGCCATTCTATTTTCTCCTTTTGTCCGTACCTAGAATCCACTAGGTATATTAGTTAAATTGTTATGCTGCTTTATAGCTTACAGTCCAAATTATATGTCCTGCATCTACATCACTTCCTGCCATAGTTGAATCGTTATTTTTCTTTAAATCTATTGCTGAAGAGTTAGCCTGAACTCTAACATGTAATGGAGAGCCATTAACAGGATTAGCTTGTGCTATACTTAAAGACCCAACTGACCAACCATTACCTTGACTTGTAAATGGTAGTCCTGTGAATGTTGCATTTCCTGATGTTCCTGAATTAGCAGTAGTAGTTTCTAGATATACTACTAATGTTACTAAATCTCCAACTTTTGTGTATTTTGCTGAAAAAACTGTAGTTCCAACTGCTGAACAAGTAGGAGTAAAAGTACCTTCTTCATAATCGTCAAGGTCGGAATCCATTTTTATAGCACCTGAAAGGTACAAGTCTTTAAATTTAGCATTACTTCTACCTAAATCAACTACACCATTTGAAGCTGAATTAGTACTCATATTAAATGGTCTTATTTTATTTTCTGACTCTAAAAATTGAAATCCAGCACCACCACTTCCTATAGTTAAATCTGTTCCCTCAGTACCAATACTTCCAACTGTTGTGCTGTCTTTATAAAAAATAGCAATATCGCCATCGCTTGTTTTGCGATTAAGATTTAACGTTCCACCACCATCATTTGTAATGTTAATTCGTGAACCATTAGAGTCAGCAGAGCTAAAGGCAACAATGCCTTCTGTAGAAAAAGTAGTTGCATTCTTACCCACCAACACGTTGCCTGAACTTGATATAGTAAAAACTCTACCATTGTTACCAATAGGGTCTGAGCCTGTGCTTGTTCCTCTAAAGATATGAAAATTACCATAATTATCATCTGCAGGACCTATTGCCCAGTCTCTTACTGCTGCATTAGCAGTACTTGTACTACCAAAATATAAAATAGGTGCTGATGCATATTCATTTGTATTACCTTCTATGTGTAATATTGATGAAGGATTAGCAGTTCCAATTCCAACATTTCCACCCCTAAGATTCATAGTTTCTGTTGCACCAGCAATAAATCTCATTCTGCCACCTTCACCAGCAGAAGAAGCAAATTGAACTATTTGTCCATAATCATCATCACTACTATCTCCCATATTTATAATTGAACCATGTGAAGTAGATGTTGATTCAATTCGCATTGCTGCATAAGCACTTGTAGGTCCTTTTATGTGAAATTGATGTGTTGGTGAAGTAGTTCCAATTCCAACTCTATTATTGCTTGAATCTACTTTAAGCGTTGATGTATCAACAGTTAAATCACCAGATATAGTTGCACTTGTAAAAGAAGGCGTAGCCCCTACAGTTTCTATTAGATCAGACAGCAGAGCTTTCTTCAGAGCATTGTCCGTAGCATCAAAGATAAGCATAGAATCAGCCCCAACAGCCGTTACCTGGGTTTGTCCAGATATTACTGAGGGATCTAAGTATTCGCCATGTATTTTTGTTTTTGCCATATTATTTCTTTAACTCCTCTATTTCTGCCTTTAGTTCTTGTATAGCTTTGACTAGAGTTGGAATCATATCACCCATTCTTACAGATTTAGCATCATCTAAATCATCATGCATAAAATTTTCAATCAAATCAGGCAATACTGTTTCTACTTCTTGTGCTACAAAACCTGCTACATTTTTTGCACAACTTCCTTCTCCTTCTTTCCAATCAAATCTTCTTGGTTTTAAAGACATTACTTCTGTAAGACCAGTTTCTAAATCTACTACATTTTCTTTTAATCTTTCATCTGACAATGCAGATATAGAAGTGCTTATTGCTCTTATAGTGCCATTGTTTTCTACATAAAATTTCCAAGTATTATTAGTTGTATCTCTTAGATGATAGGTGCTACTTGATACTGCACCTGTAATTCCTGAATATACTGAACCACTATATGTACCAGCACCAATAACATGCCAACCTTGTGTATCTATATCATTTGTAGTTTTTCCTATACATACATCTCCACCACTTGTAATACGCATTCTTTCAGTGCCTAAAGACGTCCCAGTACGGAAAGTCATATGACCACCAGAATAAAAATCTGTTGAATCATTAGAAATACCTAATCCAGCTATCCAAGCACCATCTTCTTGCAATACTACTTTATTTGGTCCTCTTTGAGTATCTGAATAGTCAGTATCAAATGTTAATCTACCAGCCATTGATGCAAAAGCTGTTGAGCTATTTCCTCCAAAAGTGCCAGATATTTTAAGATCACCATCAGAATCAATACGCATTCTTTCTGTACCTGCTGTATAGAGTCTCATGCTATTATCAGAATGTGCATATTCAATAAGTCCAGCATCAGCACCATCATTAAATCTTATAGTTGCACCTGCTGTTGAGCCTAATGAAATACCTCTTTCAGTAGAAGAACCATTATCACCAACAATTAAATCATCAGCAGTTGCTGAATAACCTGAGTTTGATGTTTCAGCAATCATCACACGACCACCAGAATCAATTCTC